GTAAGCGAGAGCACGAACACTTGACCCGATAAACTCTTCACAGGACTGGGCCATGGCCCAGAATAACAACGTCTCCAACGCAAAGGTATAACCATTGCCCATGGAGCTCCACTTCGACAGCGGACTTTCAACGCCTTCGTGCACATAACTATGCGCCCTTAGGTCATCAAGAAGCCCTCGCCATTGTGGACGAACAAGGCGTTCGACCAAGCCAGGAGAAACACAATCTGAAGCCATTGACAAATCGATAGTGGACAATGAGTCCTCTTTCAACCAGTCCTCTGACCCGCGTCGTGCAGCTCGTTGGTTCCACTCTTGCGAGCGGATATCTATGCCAGCGTGGGTTCGAAGCCGATTCACCAGGTATTCGTGAACACCTAGTTGCATCAGCACGTTACCAAACGGTTCGATTGCTATTGTACGAAAGGTTCGCTCGTCCTTCGGGACGAACGTCAATCTGCAGCTTGTAACGTCGTTCCACGGTAGACCGACTGTCGATGTTTCTCCCCACACTATCTCACCGTGTAGCCGGACCCATTCAGGGCTCGACAGCACGGCAAGAGTTGCGTAAGGACGACAACGCGGCGTAACCGACCAGCTCGATGATCCCAATTTGTAGTAGGGGGTCGTGCGGGCCGAATCCGAAGAGCAAAACGTCATTCCAGGTCCAAATCGACTTCGTTCAACAACTGCTGGTAAAGCAGTGTCGACCGAACCAAGAACCCCATCGATTAATGCCCGAGCACGCGTTAAAATAACGCGCATCACGGGGTTTTCTCGATTAGGGTTGGCCCAATAGTGACGCATCCGCCGAGATGTAATCCGACAGAGTTTTTCCGAAAGGTGAAACTTCCGGAGTGCTTCTCTTTTCCTTTCCTCATCACCACCCCCAAAGGGGTATGGGACTTTAGACAGTAACGAGAAAGCCTGCGCTACAACATGGTAGTCGTGGGGATGTGCATACAACTGTGGCACATCATACTCTGCAGCAAGGCGCCGAATGGTCGCTACGTCTCGGGAGCGAAGTGCCCCGAGTAACGAGCGAACCAATCCATCCGGAAGCTTTTGTGCATTTTCCTGGACAAACCACCGCGCAACATCAAGCGGAGTCGTTTCCGTCGTCGGATTCACCTGACGCCGGGACTTCCGGGTACCACTCGCCGGTTGTTTTACTACCGGTGTGGCTTCGATGCTGCGTTTCTTCCTCGGGAAAATTCCCATCTTCAATACTCCTAACAGAGTTATCGGGAAAACGGTGGACGATCACTGGACCACGGAGTGCCAAATAAATCAGCACACCGAAGCTCACCAGCAACAGGGTCAGTAACACGAGATCGCCTGCCTTGTTAGGCATACGGCATCGCACCACTGGCCAGATTGCCGGTCATGATCGAGGAGTCACGAATCGCTGCAACAACGTGGTCCAGGGCATCCTGCGTCAACGACGCGGGCTGATCCTGGGGGGTACGCAGCTGCACTTCGATAATACAGTTCCCAGAACGGGCACTGCCATCGACATTGCGATCTCCGAACACAGCCTTGAGGCTAGTACGGAGGACCTCTTTATCTCCACCGCCAGGAAGCTGGCGGGAAAAGATGACGACGCGTGGGGCCTTCACCGTGTGACTGGGAAGGTTGAACACCACACGATCGCGCTCTACGGACGCCACTGTTGCAGCGACAGTAGTGGTACCAGAAGTGGTACCGCCTTTCAGAAGATTCATATTTATTACCTGAGGGGCAACCGTACTAAAGTCTCAGAGTCGCATGCACACGCTTCTGGCCCTGAAGGGCGAGAAGAATAATGTCTACGACCTTAAACGAGTTCAGGTTGACTTGGATTGACGGTAGTGGAAAACCCGAATACTGCCAACGGGAGTAGTGCTGAACGTCAGTATCGACGCGAAGCGTACTCAAATTGCCAGTCCAGGGACCTCCAGGTTGAGCAATGTGCGTTTGTGTAAACACGTCATTGTACCTGGATACCGCTGAAACAGATACTCCCAACTGATTGTAACCCACGCGAGGCGAGATTGCTTGCAACCACGCACCGATGTTCACAAACCAATCAACCACGAAGGAATAGCGAGCTAATTCCCAAGCAGTGATGACGGGATTCGTTCCGATCGCTGACATGTCCGATTTGTGAAAAACCACAGCACGGAGGTCACAGGTACCTGTACGACGAAGAGCCCCGGAAAACCGGTTATCCGCATCGTTATACACAGACCCTGTAACTGTCTCGTCAATCTCCACGTGAATACGAGCACTCTGTCGTCTAATCTGATTCTCCGATTTATGTCGAAGAGCCTTCATTATTGACATCATGTCGTATATCAGGGGCCGCCAACCGTATCTGGCCTCTAGCCACATTTCC